TTCTTGTACATACCGTAACCAGCGCTTGCAGCAGAAAGGAATGGTCCGGCTTCAGGAATCGTACTCATTACTGCACTGCGAGCGGCTGATCCAACCCCCCTGATGATCGCACGAGATCCAAACATTGACTCTCGGCTGGCACTTCTGGTACGAGACCCAGTACGGCTACGAGCAGAAGGTGTGGGAGTGGCCCATGGGTTGGTAGAAATGCTGCGGTGACGTCTGCGTCCCGGCATTTAATTATTTATTTTTTAGGACATGAGTAAACAAGTTTTGTCTCATGTCTTGTCGATCTGTAAGTAATACTGGGTGAGACAAGCTCACGTACTTACAGATGACAATCATGATCTATTGCTCCTTCCAAGTGTAATGTCCCAATAGCTATACTTGGTGTAGTTGGCTACTACCCAGTCTATTTGCCTGTATGCCTGCTTGTCGTAAACACCATGCATCTTGAATAGCCAGTCCACCTTCCACTTTGGTGCTAGTCCATTGCCTAGCACGAAAACGGTGAACTTAAAGCGCTGTTCATTGTTCATATGGCTAGAGTGTAGGCATCGTTGTATGGCATGTGGCCACTGGTTAATGGCATGTTCATATGCCCATTCAACAAGTTTTGTACGTCGGACCAAAGCTTCGTCCGACATGTTATATTTTGATAAAAGCGAATCTCGTATATGGGGTAATCCGAGTTAGGCTCCTATGACGTGTGATGACGTCATTGTTTCAGGGGTTTGTGTGCGTTTGATCCCGTTTCAGCCAAGGTTTCAAGTGCCGGTGCGGTTACCCCGCCTGCGCCACGAAAACGGGTATATAAGGAGGGGGTTATTAAGTGCTCCTTTTGATTTCATAAAACGACAAGAATTCTCTCCCACCGTCATCTCATACTACTACGGTTAGGACTTAATATTCTGTTGGCATTCGCTAACTGCCTTGGTTCCCTTTAGAATGCAATGCCCCCCGTCAACTCCGGTAAAGCACGATGGTGGATTCTCACCATTCCCCATCACTTATGGGTCCCCTTCCTCCAGCAGTCAATGGTCTACTGCAGAGGACAAGTTGAGGTCGGGGAAGAGACTAGCTACCTTCACTGGCAGATTGTGGTCGCTTTTGGAAGCCAACAACGACTCTCCGGTATCAAGAAACTGTTTGGTGAAGGAGTCCATGCCGAACCGACCAGAAGTGAAGCCGCATTGGAATACGTCTGGAAAGAGGATACGGCCGTCCAGGGTACGAGGTTTGAACTCGGCAAACGACCCTTTGTTCGAAATCGAGAAACCGACTGGGATGAAGTGGTTCAAGCGGCCAAGAATGGAAACATACTTGATTCCGAAGCAATACCCAGTGATGTGCTGGTCAGATGCTATGGAAGCCTTCGTTCCATCGCTAAAGACTGCTGCAGACCGGTGTATCGCGGAACGCAAGAAGTCAATGTTTTTTGGGGCGTTTCCGACGCTGGAAAAACGTGGAGAGCCTTCCAAGAAGCTGGAGAAGACTACTACCTCAAGGACCCGCTCAGCCGTTGGTGGGACGGGTACCGTGGAGAAGCCAATATTGTTATTGACGAGTTCTGTGGAACCGGCGATGTCATCAACTACCTCAAATGGCTCGATAAGTATCCCTGCCTCGTTGAAGTCAAGGGATCACAAGTTGCTTTGAAGAGCAAGAAATGGTGGATTATGACAAATGTTCGACCTGAACATTGGTTCTTAACGTGTACGCCAGAGCAAAAGGTTGGTCTATTGAGACGATTAACAAACGTGGTGGAGTTTACCACACCTTATACTGGTCCGAGAGATTAATTAAAGGTTAGCGTCTGCGTCTTTGAGTTCGAGTTCGCACCGAACGTCTGGTAGGTCGGCGCACAGGTGGACGAGTAGAACGGACAGGACGACGAGTACGGCCACGGCGGGCGGCAGTACGTCTAGTAACTGAGCGAGTTCCATAAGCCATTTAATTATTTGTTTTTTAAGTTGGTACATGGGCTGCAATCAACTTAACGTCAAATCCTGCTGCAACTGGACGATCTTTTCCAGGTGAAAAAGTCGCTTGCATCTTATGATTGACCTCCATCTTAGCACTTACGTTATCAGATGTACCGACGCTATTCATAATTTTCTCGAGACCGATGAAAACATTCTTTCCATAGCGTACCTTAGTAGGTGCAACGTCTTTAAGGGCAGTCGTTGTAGTGTTAGCAGAATAGAAAGCATTACGAATCACTTCCCAAAAGCGATCCCATCCTACAGTGTCATCTGAGCTAACGACTACCTTGGCAATACCGCCAGGCATAATGACTTTCTTACACACCCTCTTAGCATTGCTAAAGACTTTGCCATTAGGTGGTTCAGAAATAGCATTGTTGTCGTCGGGAGCAGTTGGCCCCGAACGAGCATAATCAGTGGCAATAACAGATATGTGCCCATGATAGTAATCACCAACAAACAAGATACCCTTTTTGGGGGTTTCATGTCTTGTCTTGATTAAAAGCTTTGATCCAGTTCCACCTCCAGTGTAAACCGAAGCTTCAAGTGGATTAATGTTGGAAACATCAGTAGAAACACCACCGCCTTCGTTTGCGGTTACATTCTGAATGTTGATTTCCATCTTGTTATACAACTGAACTTTGGCATGGTTCATGTTGATGTTCTGCCAAGAAACCGTGTCAGTTTCAAGTACAAAATCACGAGTAATTATCACTTCACAGGTAAGGAAACTAATTTGACGATATTGACTAGAATAAGCAATGATGTTGTTCTTAACTGCAACTGCCAAATCTTTCCATGTGTCAGTAGCTGCAGTTTCAATTGTGAAGAATGTTGGAGCAGTAGTATCTGGTGCATCCAAAACATAGAAGCGAACACCAATATCTGATCCAGTAGGGTCGAGAATGTTGACAACTTCAATGTTTGCCTTTTTAGCTATGTGTCGCACAAAGGCAATGGTCACATCTTCAGCTACTTGATTGGGAACCCAAGTAGCAGATCCTAAGTACACTGCTTTAGGATCATTAGCAGAATGATTAACCTCCTTGTTCATTATGTGTTTGGCATACTTAGAGAGAGGATTATTCTTCTGCGAGGTGTCAGTGTAGATAGTTTCTACTTCCTGACATTGTACGGTATTTCTCATATTATTTGTTTGAGAAGAAGCACCTTTGTAGTTCTTGTACATACCGTAACCAGCGCTTGCAGCAGAAAGGAATGGTCCGGCTTCAGGAATCGTACTCATTACTGCACTGCGAGCGGCTGATCCAACCCCCCTGATGATCGCACGAGATCCAA